CTGGATCACCGCAGCGTATGTCTGCTGGCTCCTGTGGAAAGACGCGCAACACAAGGTACTCGTCGTCTCCGCATCGAAGGATCGCGCAGACGCCTTCTCGATCTTCACCAAGCGATTGATCGAGACCATTCCCGAACTGGCTCACCTGAAGCCCCGTGGCGACCAGCGCAACTCGAACCTCGCGTTCGATGTCGGCCCTGCGAAACCCGACCAGTCCCCTTCCGTGAAGTCTGTCGGTATCACCGGCCAGCTCACCGGCTCACGCGCCGACACGATCATCGCTGATGACGTGGAGGTGGTAAAGAACTCGGCCACTGTCGCGCAACGCGAGAAGCTGGGTGAACTAATCAAAGAGTTCGACGCGATCCTGAAGCCCCTGGCTCACGCAGAGATCGTCTATCTGGGCACACCTCAGACCGAGGAGTCCATTTACAACCAGCTCCCTGCGCGCGGCTATGAAATCCGCATCTGGCCCGCGCGGTATCCGAAGGATCGCAAGCACTTCAACCAGTACAGCGGTCGCCTCGCTCCGTTCATCGCGGATCACTTCGAGGCCAACCCTGGGTGTGCATGGCAACCTGTGGAACCCACTCGGTTCCATGAGGATGACCTTCTTCGCCGTGAGGCGTCCTATGGTCGCGGCGGGTTCCTGCTGCAATTCATGCTCGACACCACGTTGTCCGACGCTGAGCGGTATCCGCTGAAGCTGTCCGACCTGATCGTGATGGACGTAGACCGCGAAGCGGCACCCATTCGAATCATGTGGGCCTCTGGCAAAGAGCAGGTTATCGACGACATCCCCGCTGTGGGATTCACTGGTGACCGCCTGCATCGCCCGATGTATCTCTCCAAGGATGTCGAGGAGTACACCGGCTCCATCATGTCAGTCGATCCCTCGGGACGCGGCGGTGACGAGACGGGTTACACCGTGACCAAGCTGCTGCGCGGCATGGTCTTCCTGCGTCGTGCAGGTGGTCTGAAGGGCGGCTATGACGACGAGGCTCTTGAGCAGATCGCGCACGTAGCCCGTGCCGAGAAGGTCAAGATGATCCTTGTCGAATCCAACTTCGGCGATGGCATGTTCATCAAGCTGCTGGAGCCTGTGCTCCGTCGCATCTATCCGTGCGCTGTCGAGGAGACTCGCAGTGTCGGTCAGAAGGAACGCCGCATCATCGACACGCTGGAGCCGGTGCTCAATCAGCACCGACTGATCGTGGATGCCGCGCTCATGCGTGCGGATCAGAAGTGCGAACCGAAGTTCCAACTGTTCCACCAGCTCACGCGGATCACCCGCGACCGTGGCGCCCTACGGCACGACGACAGGCTCGATGCGCTCGCAATGGCCGTCGCGTACTGGAGCGAGTACCTCAATCGCGACATCTCCCGCGAGGAAGACAAGCGGATGGAGGAGTTGATGGAGCTGGAGTACGCGAAGTTCGAGGAGAGCGTCTTCGGCCATCGACCGGCTGCGCCAAACTTCTTCGACAACTACTAGTTGGCGACTTTGATGTTGTGCTTAAGGGCTTCGCACTCGGGGCACTCTTTTGTTCCGTAAATCCCGATGATCTTTCGGATCGCGCCTTCCGCGTCGAAGTCCGTCGCAAACACTCCCTTGTAGTGAGTTTTGTTCTTTGCGTAGTAGGCAATTGCAAAGTCTGCATTCCCCGGCCCTGCATAAAAAAAGCCAGCGTGCGCACCGCACTCGATGAGTGCTCCGCTTTGCTCGGCGCATTCCATTGCCGTCCCAATCTGGTCGCTGCTTAGAACCTTCACCGAAACCACCTGCCTCAATAGGAAGCTGTAAATACCCCATCAGATTAGCATCCGCCTCCTCGACTTCATGGTCAAGGTCGAGGGGGAGCGGCTTGTCGCATATCGTGACACCAACGGCACCCTGACCATCGGCGTGGGCCATACCGGCCTCGACGTTACCCCCGGTCTCCGCATCACCTCTGAGACCTCCCGTGCGCTGCTCCTGCGCGATCTCGCTTGGGCTACCAACTGCGTATCCAAGAACGTCCATGTCGCTCTTACGGAGCCTCAGTGGATCGCTCTCGTGTCCTTCGTGTTCAACGAGGGCGAGACCAAGTTCCTGACTTCCACGCTGCTTCGCTTGCTCAATGCCGGCGACTACGCATCGGTTCCAGCGCAACTGCTGCGATGGACGAAGGAAACCATCAAAGGTCTGCTTGTGGAGAATGCGGGCCTTATGAATCGTCGGAAGGCAGAGGTGGCGCAATGGAACACGCCAACTATGCCGAGTTGAGAGCGCGGCCTGCAAAGCCGTCTAGCCGTCCACCTTGCACGAGAAGTTAAGCGCGCCACACTGAGGCAACAAGGAGAGCAACGGCTGCGGCTATCGCTACAAACGTCAGTTGGTTGAAAGCCTTCAACGTGCCATGGCCAATGTAATAAATGACGTTTAAGCGCTCTTCGACTCTTGCAAGCCGGCCAGTCATCTCTTGAACCATACGTCGCATGCTTTTTTCGGAGTCCTCCTCCGTCCATGGTCCATCGGGAAGGTCGCGGTCTGCGCGTTCATTGGCGCGTGCGGTCGAAGCGTTCTCATATTCGTTAAGCCGAAGCCACATCTCTTCTGCTTTCTTCTCGATGGACATCACATTTCCCCTGCTTTTAGGCTGGCGCTGGAGTTAACGGCGCCGTTGCTATTAGGTACGCAGGGTGCAGGAGACCGCGGAAGGTGGCAAGGCGGCTTTCTCCGCAAGGACCACCGTTGACTACCATGCATCTAGCAAGTGTGGACGAGCCAGTCACAGAGACTAAGGAAGGGGTGAGGAGGGAGACAACCCCCTCTCCTCCTGATGACTCCTCAAGGTCTCTACATGACTCCTAAAGAGATCATTAGGTTCTCTTGCTCCTTCCCTTGCTCCTATGTACCCACTTATATTATTCTTCCAAGAAAAACAGGGACTTGAAAGATGATGCGTCGGACTCTTGCGATCACCGCTCTCCTCGCCCTCGGGGGCTGCACCACGATCCCCAAGCAGCAGCAGCGGCTCTCCTCGACTCTCGTGGGTCGCCCTGTGGCCGAGCTGGATGCCAAGTACGGCAAGCCGTTTGTCTTCGGCGATCGTGTGACGATTCACCAGTACAACGTCGTCCGTGGCAAGGCGGACTGGTCGATCCTGATCCCCTCCGGTTCCACTACGTCCCAGGTCTCTGGCTACGTCGATGGGCATCCCTTCCAGGGCACCGTGACCACCCCGAACGCTTCGCCCTCCTTCGGCCGCAACAACGACGTCCAGTGCAACCTCAACGCCTTCATCGACGCTGACGGGATCGTTACGTCCATCGAGCTAAGTGGTGATACCTGGGCGTGCCGCAAGTTCTCCTGATGGGTACTATGGTCCCCTGACGAATCCAGGGGATCACGATGACCTATACCGATGCCGTGCTGGCCCTTTGCACCCTCCTTGGACCAGTGTTCGCCGTTCAAGCTCAGAAGTGGGTTGAACGCAGCAGAGAGGCGCAGCGGCGCAAGCTCGCCGTCTTTGAGGACTTGATGACCACTCGTGGCGACCTACTCTCGTTTCAACATAAGCGCGCGCTAAACATGATCGACTTCGCCTTCCACAACAACTGGACGGTAATCAACGCTTGGCATAATTACTTCGACCACCTGAAGACTTGGCCAGAGTTGGAGGAAGGTCAGGCACAGCCATCGGAGGAAGCGAAGAAACTACACTTCAAAGAACGGGAAAGGTTGTTCTATTCGATGCTCAAACATATGGCCGTCGCGGTCAATTTTGAACTCGACGATCGAACTCTTGAGAGAGGCTTCTATTCCCCAATAGCCCACGCGGAACTTGAAGGAGATAACTTGAAGATCCGCAAGGGGCTGATCGGCCTGCTAGGCGGAGAGCAGCCCTTGAAGATGGATGTCGTGCGCTTCGCACTTGACCCCACTGCTGTTGCGGCTCAGGTGGACCTGCAACAGAAGCTTGCGTCTACGATTGAAAGCGGAGCCATGCGCGTCACCGTAGGCAAGGCAACAGCGTCGGACGGTGCCTCTGCCTGAAATGTTCAGCAGAGATTTTCGTTGGAGGATCAATAGATTCTGAATCGCACGCGTCCCCCCGTGCCCGCGTCAATGATCGCGCGCCTCGCGTCGTGACGTGAAGAAACGCGCCCACGCTGCCTTATCCACGGCACCACGCGGCACCCAGCGCGGCACCTGATGGGCCTAGATGGCGCCACTAAACCATCTGCGCTAGATCACGCATCTGCCGCACCATGCCCTAGCCTGCCCTGATGCAGCCCACAAGGCCCCGAATGAGCCACCGACAGGCCCCAAGCGGGCCGCAATGCGCGTGTGCTTGTCTGTCCTCATCTGTAGTTTTCGCCAACGCCCTGCAGTGCCCTCGGCGGCCTCATGCAGTGCCCCACACGGCCCACGCGATCCCCTGGGCAACCCACGGCCCCACGCGATCCCCCACGGCGCCACAAGGCCACACAAGGCGCCTGATGGGCTATCTATCGTTTTCCGCTTTCCCAATGCTTGCGGTGTTGACAACGATCAAACATGTTGTATATTTGCATCCAAGTCACGGCACGACGCCACCGACCAGCTCGCCAGCTCACCGGCCAGCGCAGTGAAGGATCACAAGGCACCGCGAGCTTCCCTAGGGATAGCGCGGAGCGGCAAGGGAACCAAGGGACTAGCCGAATGGCCCCCGAAGAACTCGAACCGCGAATGACGGCCCTGCCGCTCGCCTTGCTAGGCACTGCACCATGGATTTATACTTGCGAACTTGACAATGATCAAACACGCTGTATAGTATGCGACACGGTCAACGCAACACCGACCGACACCTGAAACGGCTATTCACGATCCAGCGGCGCCGCACGGCGTGCCTGATGACGATGCCACAGATGCACTGAGTGACTCGACTCATGCCGCCTACGCACCGGACGGCATGACTGGAAGCATTCAAGGGGTGCGCAACTAGGAGTGGGACATGGATAGCGAAACACGCTTCAAAGGCCGCAGAAGACAACGCCACGACGCACGGACAACGAAGGGGAACCTAATGGTGGATCAAGAGTGCTGCAAACCCGTTCAGGACTTGAAGGGGGAGTACGTCAAGCGCAAGGAGTCAGCGCGAACCGTCTACAGGGTGGAGAGCTATGACCGCGTGACCAAGCGGTGGGAGCTGACCAACACGGAAGACATGAACCGCTGCATCTATGTGAAGACGGGAACGATCTTGTTTGCTGGCTTCACGTACTAGGCACAAGCGAAGTCCATTCCGGCGAGTGGGCTTCACTGGTTCCTACCCAACACAAGGAGCGCACCATGCGTGCCGACCGTAACCCGTACCCGTTCCACAATCGCCAGCCGCAGCGCCCCGCAGTGTCCATGGGGTACAAGCCGGCACCCATGCGCCGCCGCCGCAGCAACGGGCGTGTACTGGCGAACCTTGTTGGCTACTGCGTTGCAGTGAGTCTGGTTGCGGTGACCTTCGTGGGCTTCATTGCGCACTAATACTTGATTGGATTTTAGGGATGACGACATGGCACGTATCTATGTGGCTTCGCTGAGCGACTACAACGCGGGGCTTTTGTTGGGCCAATGGATCGACCTTGATCCCGGCAAGGATGCCGACGATGTGATGGTGGAGATTGCCGCAATGCTGCGTCACTCCAAGCAGCCGAACGTGACCGTTGAATGCCCACAGTGCAACGGGACGTTCTACGAACAGAACGGGAGCGAGGAAGGCCCTTGCACGGTCTGCAACGGCACCGGGGAAGTTCCGTCCGCTGAAGAGTGGTCGATTCACGACTACGACGACTGCCCGAACATGGGCGAGAACCCGTCGCTGGATGACTTGCTGGAGCAAGTGAGGCTCATTGAAGACCACGGGGACGCGTGGGTCGCCTACGTGGAGAGCGTGGGGAGCCAGTACGCCACCGAATCGGGCTTTGAAGATGCCCGCGCCGGGGAAGCCGATAGCGAGCTGGCGTGGTGCGAGCAATTCCTTGACGACATGGGGACGCTGGATGCCATGCCGGAAAACCTGCGGGCTTACTTCAGCACCGAAAGCTACCTGCGTGACCTGAAGCTAGGCGGGGACGTCAGCTTCGAGAGTGTCAACGGGACGGTCTACGCGTTCTGGAACCACTGAGAACCTACAGACACAAGCTAGGCCCTTTCGATCCTGAGAGGGCCTCACTGGTTTCTGACGGCAGACAACGACATGAGCATCCGAACCATCGTGAAGGTGCGCGGGGAGCACGCAGCGCTCGCCCTGACTGACTGCCTCAGCAACTGGACATCGCGCTCGCTGGGTGGTGGTTGGTATCGCATCACTCTGGAGCACCACAGTGCCGACGACGTGCGAGACCTCGCGCGCGACCTTCGGCTAGCCGTGAGCATCCGCACCATCGGGAGTAGCAAGCATGCGTGACACCATCGAAATTGACGGCCTCACCTTCGGGGTCACTCTCGAACCCGATACGGACGCGGGTTTCCCTTGGGACAACATGGACACCTTGGGAACCGTTTCGGACTGGGTGCGGCGAGACAAGGCACCGGGAGAGCGTGTGTTGCTCCTCGGTCGCAGCGGTGGTCGCTTCTATGACTACGCCAGGGCGGTCGCCAAAGCCCGCAGCGAGGGCTTGAAAGGGCCGGATGCGGCGGACGCCGCTGACAAGGAGTTCGCCTACCTGCAGGCGTGGTGCAACGACCGATGGCAGTACATAGGCGTCGTCGTGACCCTGCTGGATGTCGAAGGGAATCCTACGGACGAAAGCGATGCCTTGTGGGGCGTTGACGATGACGGCGACTACGCCAAGAAGTGCGCCTATGACTTGGCGCTGGGACTCGCTAGCCGCACGGTAAATGGCTACGCCAGGAACGAAGCACAGGTTGCCCATTATCCTGACGTAGCCGGTCTCGCGATTTAAACGACAGTGGACGCAACCTTCACGAGCGGGACTATGAAACATAGTCCGGACATCACCATGGCTGCTACCAGTGCAGTGCTGACGAAAGTGGATCGACCATCGTAGCCGTAGCGCGCCTTCAGGCTCTTGTACAACAACATCGAAGCCAGGCCTACCACGCCCGAGAAGCCAAACATCACCAGCGCCGTTGAGGGCTCAATGAGTGCCATATTTTGTCGAATGGCACCGTCTAGTGAAGCGTACGAAAACAGCAGCAAGATCAGTGCTCTCACAAAATTCATGGCAGTTACCCCAGCCTACTCAAGTATGGTCACACAGTGAGTCTGGCCCGCAGAGTTGGTGCAAGCCAGTACCCATATATCATTATAGTTCACTACATCGACGCTGATGCCAAGTGCGTTCATGTTGTGAATTTGCTGGTTGCCCACAAAGTTACCGTTGGCGTTGCCGGGGAAGGTGTAGTTCCTCGCTGAATTGAGGCCGCCTGCTGCCTCGACTGAAGTTTCCGGGATCGGATTGCCGTACGCGTCCTTTGACGAATTTGCGACGTAGGTCCAGGCCTGCGTGGTGGTGTTGAATTGGATGATCGAAGTGCTTCCATCCGGAAATGTTATTGTGACGAAGCACTGGATCGGTGTCTTTATCAAGCCATTGTTAAAGAACACATTCAGAATTGTTGCGATATCAGTTCTGACGGTCGCAGGCCAGGCGATGTTGCCAATGGCCGAATTTATAAGGGTTGGCTGCCAGCTGGGCGACTGAACCATGTCGAATGCATTTGCGCGCCCGTTTGGATCGACCAAGGGGTGTGGCCCCATCGATATAGCCGTGGTTAGAGCCGGCGAAGCAATATTGACACTGGCGCTTCCGTAGACACTCGCGCTTCCGCCATTCTGGTTATACAAAGTCTGCGCATTGCTGAAAACCGAGAGGCTTGCAGCCGTGTTCGCTACCAACGTCACCTTGCGAGGCTGGTTGACGTTCGGTGCGTTGTTATTGGGCGCTCCGACGACATTCGTGTCGCTACCCGTGACGCTGTAGTGCGTCAGTTTGCTTTGAACGAAATCGTAGATGAAGTAATCGCCATCTCCGCCGTATTGGGCGTCCGCAAGCGTTTGGGCCGGTGTGCAGTCGTTGCAAAGGTATGCATAGTCTCCCGCAGTTTGAGCAAAGACGCTCGGCGACAACATCAGCAGGCCGAGAATGGCAATCGCAAACCAAGTAATCTTCATAGCTGAATATCCTTATATCCGTGCTTTGAGAGGATAGAAGCTGTCACTGAGGGCAGTGACGGCGGAAGGTGATGTACTGGCGCTACCGGCCTCGCTCGCAAAAACGGAGCGAAGGCTAACAACGACCCATCACCAAACGAACGACTGATGCACGGCGCTTGCTGCAGGCAGCGAACAAGTTCCATGTTTTCCCTCTAGAGGGTGCCCCTCCGCATACTGGCCCGTTTTCCAGGCTCTAGCTCGTGCATCAGAGGTGGACAATACACCAGACCATTGAGGGCATGAAGCCCCGTTCCTTGTAGGAAAAACCCTACAGCTACTTCTTCGGAAGTGGCGTCCTGGGCAGCCACTCTCCCTCGGCGAACTCGTCTCGTAACGTGGTGCAATTCGTCAGGTCTCGCGGCGTTCGTGGAAGCTCAAAAGAGAAGCGCGCCGCGAGCCTCGTGACCGCTGGGGAATACTCCTGCGCGCACTCGTCGCCAAGATGCTGGAGCACGCGACAGACCCACAATGGATCTATTTCATCGTCGCTAGCCATTGCAGTAAGGAACCTGCACTGCACCCTAAGTACGGCCGCAGTGGCCCCGCCTAGCGCGTTGTTCCCCGGGTAGCCGGCAAGCCACATGGATGGGGGATTGATATCAGCGACCGTCCAGTGCGAGCGGCTCTCGATGAAACCGTCAGCGTTACGCCGCTGACTGTGCTGCTGGTTGTGCAAACGCATCGCGAGCTTCGCGAGGGCCTTACACACCGGCAAGAGCGCTGCTCTCACTTCCTCCGGCATCCCTGTTCACCTCTTTAACTTTTAACTTCGCGGCTTTGATCGCGTTAAGCAGATCGTAGCGTCCAAAGGGCTTCTGCAAGTAGACCGCCCGCTGCGGTCGCACGCTCATGTCGTACTCGGACTCCGCAGACATCAGAACGATAGCGATGCCGGCGTTGAGAGCCACAGCAATCTCGCAGAGTTCTAGCCCTGACCTCCGCTTCCAGAGCCTGTAATCACTGATAAGGATCGCCACAGAGTCGCGATCAGCCAGATGGCCTGCCGCGCTATCAAATGAGTGCGCACCGATGACGTTGTAGCCCCTGATGTTCTCAAGTAGTGCGACGACAGTTTCCAAAACTAAGTGTTCGTCGTCCACAACGAGGATCACTGGCTTTTTGTTCACTTGTACCTCTCCGCGACGCGACGGTGCGCGACTTCCACAAACAGACTCCAACGCCGGTGAAAGCGGCGTCGTTACCTGCGGCCGGACTCAGTTCAAATCGTCAATTACCTTGGAAACTCCATGCGCAAAATCTCACGCTATCCACTTGTCCTCCGCGTCCTCATGGTGGCCCTGGCGCTCCTGGGGTTCGCCGTCGCATCCATCGGTTCCGGCAAGCTCGCTGCGGTCTACTGCGTGGTCTACTTGGCCGTGCTGATCGCGTGGGGCGTCATGTCCTACCGCAGTGGGAGGTGCTGATGCTGTACCCATACAGTGAAGTGGTGCGACTGAATGACACACTGGATGAAATTACAGGTGTCACCCTCGACGAAGCTGTAGCAAGGGCCTTCGTCCATACGCTGACGCCTGACGACGAAATGTGACGCAAGCAGCGTCTTGCACGACACACCGTCCCCTGTCTTAAATGTGCCCCGCCGTAATCCCCCACGGCCACAAGGAGTTCTCAGTGATCCACGCTCTACTAGCCCACATCGCGCTGCTGCACCACTTCCGCATGTCTTTCGGTCTCATCGAAGACTTTAGGAGAGGAGAGTTCTGGCTCTATCGGACTGGAACATCAAGCGCGTTAGTCGCTTGTGGACTCATCATGCTTTACCTATCATGGGGTACGCCCCCGCTCGCAAGGACTTCCGATGAACTCCCTGACATCGAAGCAGACAGCACACATCTTGCGGCTACTGCTTCAGCACTCGCTGAAGGAACTGGAGGCGAACCCCCAGTTCACCATCTCGAACCTGCTGCCCCTGCTGGTCGCAGTCGAGCATCCGAACGTCACGCAGCCTGAAGTCGCTGCGGCTCTCAACATGCACCCCACGAAAGACGGCGCCACCCTGTCCCGTCAGCTCCGCTACCTGCGGGGCAAGCGTCAGGGCGTTGTCCAGTCCCCGCTGCGCCCCGTGATCCACCTGGAGCCACTGGAGTCCGACAACCGTGTCAACACAGTGGTGGTGACCACCGAGGGCGAGAAGTTCATCAACGACTTGACCAAGCTGTTCAACAAACTGCTGGCGAAAGCAGAGGCTAAGACCGCCTAGCCGCCCTCATTCACGCGCAACACCCGACGAACCCGCCCACCGAGGCGGGTTTCTTCGTTTCAGGAGATCGAAATGCCTTTAGAACTGAAGGGAACCATCAAACCGGGCCAAGCTGACACCCGGTACTACATGATCCGCTTGCAAGTGAACGGCCGGCGCATCGTCGTCAGCTCCAACACCCGAAAGAAGGACTTGGCGATACGCAAGGAGGCAGAGGTGGCCGAGGCGGTACGCCAGAACCCCCTCATGACCCAGGCGGACATCGTTGCACTCGTGCGTGGTGAAGGGAGTGTGTCTCACGCTTCCGCTCTGCGCGCTGAGGGCGGGCTCACGCTCAAGGTGGCCCTTGACCGCTGCTTGCGCGACCTGACCGTGTGGGGCCGCATAAAGGCGTCTCTGGAGTACGGACGTCTCGCGCGGACGCTGGAGGAAATTCTAGGGGCCGACACGCCCCTGGCCATGATCGACGGGCGGGCGGTGAAGCGAGTCGTGAAGGTGCTGTCTGAGGAACGCCGGCTGTCCGGGGCAACCGTGAACCGACACCTCGCCGTCCTACGCCGCATGTTCAACGTCATCGTGGAGCAACGCGAGGAAGACCCGACGAGCTGGGTTGGCGCCCCTCTGACCTTCCCGAAGGTGAAGCAGCTCAAGGAGAGGGGCGCACGGGAATACTTCATGTCCCCCGAGCACGAGGCCGCGATCTTCTCGGCGGTCCTTGGGCTGGACGAGGAACGCCCCGGCCCCCAGGGAGGCCCTCCGCGCCACCTCAACGCCTACCGCTACCACGCGCTGTTCCTGGTACTGGTCGAGTCGGGCCTGCGGCTCAGTGAGGCCCTGAAGCTGCGCTGGGAGCAACTGGAGATGCCCCGCTCGTCCACCGTGGGGATGATTAAGCTGCACACGAAGACGGAGCTAAAGACCGGCAAGCCGCGCAGCGTGCCCATGACCGAGAAGTGCCGGGAGGTACTCGACGGGTGCAAGGGGATCGCCAAAGGCCCGTTTGCCGACCTCAACGCCTGTCGGGCACAGCACATCTGGAAGCGGGCCAAGAAGGTGGCCGGGGTCACCCACGGGGATTGCGTCATCCACTCCCTGCGTCACACCTGCGCGAGCCGCCTGCTGCGGGCCGGCGTGGACATGATGGTGGTGAAGGAGTGGCTCGGTCATTCGACCATCGTCACGACCCAGGGCTACCTGCACTTGGCTACCAGCAGTCTCACCAGTGCCGCAATGAATCTGACCCAGCTACGGAACGCCGCTGCTGCTGAGGCTTCCGATGCTTCGATTTGATCGTGGGGAGACAGAGAACATCAAACAGATAAGATGCTTGTTGACTCAACAACGCCTAAGTGACTGATTCTAATAACAAGTGGTTGGTGCGAGAGGCGGGACTCGAACCCGCACATCTTTCGATGTCAGAACCTAAATCTGGTGCGTCTACCAATTCCGCCACTCTCGCCTGTCACCCTTGTCAGACCCGCGTAACTACTGGAATCTGAAACTAAATATCTCCAGCCAACCTCAGCCGGGC